TCGTTCTCATGACCCTTAAGGACATGGGGACTTCTTATGATCAGTTGACTCGTCACTTGGAGCCTCAGTATTCCTATGCGTTTGAGCTTACCTGCCCTGAGAATCAGGTTGTGGTTGCTCATAAGACCCGAACTTTGACCTTGCTGTCTCGCCGTTCCTTGCGAGAGCCTCACTTCATGGAGTCCTCCATGAATAACTGGATGGGTTACAACCCTGGCTTCCCGGTTCCGGTAGTGGGCCTTTACGAAGGCTTCTCTAAGAATGCTGTGCTTGAGGCCGTTCAGGATCGTAACCCCTTGGAGCATGAGGGCTATGTTTTGGTTGATGGAAACTACAATCGAATCAAGGTTAAGTCTACCTCTTACTGCCTCATGGCTCATCAGCGTGACGGTTTGGGTAAGTCCAACAAGGCTCGTCTTGAACTGGTTCTCTCTGAGAAGGATGATGATGTCATGTCCATTCTTCCTCAGTTTGTTCAGGACAAGATCACTCTCTTGAAGTCCAAGCTGGTTACTTTGATTTCCAGTATTGATAAGGTGTACGACGAGATCAAGGGTGCCGAGACCCAAAAGGACTTTGCACTCCTGGCAATCAAGTTCCGCTTCTCCGGGGTCTTGTTCGCTCTTCGTGCTGGCAAGGTAACTTCGGCAATTGAATGGTTTAAGAACGCAAGCCCTAAGTCCACCCTTGAGTGGCTCCAAGTTTCTGAGATGGAAGATGAATAAAATTTGTGGTATTTATAGAATTGTAAACATGGTAAATGGAAAGAGCTACATAGGAAAGGCTTTGTCTATTTACTCTCGTTGGCAAGTCCATAAATACCACTTACGCAAAAATACTCATCATTCTAGAAAACTTCAAAATGCGTGGAATAAGTATGGAGAACACAATTTTAGACTTGAAATAGTTTTAGAGTGTAACCAAGACTCCCTTCTAGCCTCAGAGGAACATGCTATAACCTCGTATGATTCCTACCATTCTGGTTATAATTGCACACTTAAAGCTGGGAAAGATGCGACTGGAATAAAAAGATCCGAAGAGTTCAAATCCGGTATTAGTAAAAGAAACAAAGGAAGGATAGTCTCAGAAGAGTCCAAAGAAAGAATGAGGGCCGCTAAACTAGGGACTAAGGCATCCAAAGAGACCTTGATTAAGATGTCGAAATCTCAGACTGGAAAGAAGCTCAGTAGTGAACATAGGGCCAAAATTGGAAAGTCAGTAGCAAAGTCTGTGAAATCGGGTAGTGATCGAGGCGGGTGGAAATTAGGAACTCGCCATTCAGAAGAAACAAAAAAGAAAATCAGTCAAACAAAATTAAAAAGGAGAAACAATGTGGAAGCGTAGTATCAGTTTTGTTCTCAGTCTCGTGCTAGGAGTAACCCTTCTAGCTGGTCCTGGAGGTGGTGGTCGTAGCGGTGGTGGGAGCTTCAGTAGCTCTCGTTCCAGTAGTAGTAGCCCCAGCCGTAGTTATTCGGCTCCTCCATCCCGCTCCAGCCCAAGTGTAAGCCCCTCCCGTTCAACAAATGGCGGTAGTTTTAGCAGTGGGAACAAGGCTGCAACTGTTCGTCCTACCCAGTCTTCACTGGCTAAGGTACAGCAGCAGACTGCTATGTCCACCCAGGCCAAGACTTCATTGGCTCAGTTCAAGGCTCCGGCATCTCCGGCTCCAGCGGCTCTTGCCATCAAGACCTCACCTACTTTTAGTCGTAGTTTCAGCCCAACGGCTCCTCGCGTAACTTACCACACTTACCTGAGCAATCGTTCCGCTTATTACTCGTCCTACCGCCCTCCTGTCTATATTTACAGCTACGCTCCTCGTTATGGTATGTGGGATGCTATGTTCATGTGGATGATGCTGGACAACATGAACCACCAAATGTATTACAACCACCGTAGCGATGCAGACTATCAGGCTTGGAGGCGTGACGCTGACCAACAGGCTCAGACCAACGCAGAGCTTCGCGCTAAGCTAGCTACAATGGACGCAAAGGTCAAAGAGCTTGAGAAGGCTAAGACCCCAGTTGATCCCTCTTATATGCCTCCTGGTGTCGATCCCACAGTAGCAATGTCCGTTGAAGCTGCGGAAGCCACACTCCCTCAGGAAAAGGTACAGAACGAAACTGTTTCTGCTGGTGTGGAAAACGATGGGTTTGACGATGATCACACTGGTATCGTTATCCTTTGGATTTTCGGCTCTCTAGCCGCCATTGCTGCTGGTATTTGGGGCATTTCCGCCTGGATGAGCAATCGCTCCGCTCGTAATAACTTCTCTTCTAAGTATCGTCTATGAGTAGTTTTTTCAAACTCCTAAAGGCCAATCTTGGCATCAAAGAGAATCTTGACACCACCCGCACAGTAGTTGATGGTCACAAGATTTCCGTAGATCGTGCCGATTCCACTGCTCCATTGGGTATGAGGGTTGGAGGAATTGTTTCTTACCCTTCGTCTTCAATAGTGGTTGCACAGGCCCTAGGATCTCTGATCAAGGTAAGCGGGAACAATCAGATCGTTGCCCTTAGCTCTTGCCGCTTCGGAGATTTCACCACCTTTCGTGCCTATTTGAAGGCCCAAGAGGATGATGTTGAGTTCCTTCAGATCACCGCTACTGGAACTGATGGAGCCTGGAAAGTTGAAGAAGTTGTGCTTTATTCTACTTTTTTCATTGACTTCCCACAGACTGAAGAAGACTGGGCCAACTACCTCGATGGGGGTATCGGGCAAATTAATTACCAAAATGATGGTGGAGTCGAGTATAATAGAGTCACTGGGGATCAAACCTCTGATTTTATCGAGCCTCTGCATGTCAAGGAAACCCTGCTCTACTCTGCTGATGGTATGAAGGGTGATGTAGCAAACAATCAGTTCCATTTGTATGAACGAGCCCTAGGTGAGTCTTCCGAGTTCGTCCTTACTGAAGTGACAGAGAACGAAAAGATCGCCTGTGTCCACTTTTTCTACGGAATTCCTCTCGCAATTAACGATGTAAAATTCATCCCAACCAATTCTTAAAAGGAGAAAAACATGGGACTTCGCACACTTTTCGGTCTTCTAGGCAAACAGGGTGAGGCTATGACAGATGCCGCCTCTGCTGCCCTGGCCGCTCGTAATCCAGAACTCGCCATCCAGGTGGATCGTGATGAACTGGAACGCAACCTCCGCATTATAGCCACTGAGCTTTCCAATGCTGAGTCCAAGCTGAAGGCTGAGGCCGCTGATGTTGTGGGTCTTCAGACTCAGTTGAACCAGAAGTATGCAGCCGCCGATATCCTGGCCGCTGATCCCACCAAGGATGTGGCCCTCGACCTTCTGACCAAGGAGATCGACAAGGACGAAAAGCGTATGCTCAAGGAAAAGATTGAGCGTGACTCCGCTCAGAAGATCGTGGACGAAATGAAGTCTGCGAAGGATCAGGTGCTTGAAGCTCTGAAGAAGTTTGATGACAAGGCTGGAGAGGCTCTGATGGAGCTTCAGACCGCTCAGGCTGACCAGAAGGCCGCTCAGACTACTCGTAGGGCTGAGGAAATCATCTCTTCGGCTGTGAAGACCTCCGGTCTCGATACCAGCCTCTCTGCTCTCCATAAGAAGGCCAGTGACCTCAAGGCTAAGGCTGATGTGGACCGCACGATGGTCGGGCTCCACACCCCTGAGTCGGAGAAGAATGCCGATGTTCAGGCTGCTATGGCCGCCGCCGCTGCCGGAACGGGTCTCAATGAGACTGCCGTGGAGCGCCTTGCTCGTCTGAAGGCCAAGCGTAGCTAAGGACCCAATGACCATTATGATGCACCAACAAGATTGCCTGGAGGGTATGCAAGCTCTCCAGGCAGGTTCTATTAAGGTTTGCATCACTTCTCCTCCTTACAACATCGGGGCGAAGTATGGGACCTATACGGATACCAGAGATGACTACCTGCTCTGGCTTACTGAAGTTTGGGCCGAAGTAGCCAGAGTCTTGGATGATGACGGTCATTTCTTCCTGCAAGTCGGTGGGACTAATCTGAAGCCGTTCCTCCCCTTTGACATCTTAAATGCTGCCTTAGTGGGTGTTCCTGGTGCGGGGTTTGTAGTGCAGAACATCATCACCTGGGTCAAGTCCATCAGCATCAATGGTGTGACTACAGGCCACTTCAAGCCGATCAATAGCAAGCGTTTCCTCAATCCAACCAACGAGTTTATCTTCCATCTGACCAAAGAAGGCAAGACCCCGATTGATCGTCTGGCTATTGGAGTTCCCTATATGGACAAGTCCAATGAGAAGCGTTGGGCTGGGGCCAAGGCCGTTAGATGCCAAGGTAATACTTGGTTCATGCCTTACGATACAATTCAATCAAGGCACAAGGAGAGGGCCTCTCATCCTGCCACCTTCCCCCTGGAACTTCCCCTTAGATGTCTCAAGCTCTCAGGCATTCAACCTGGAGAGGTTGCTCTAGACCCCTTTGCAGGGATTGGAACCACCCTTAAGGCCGCTCAGATCATCGGATGTGACGGTATTGGTTATGAGATTGACCCCAACTATGTGGGCTACTACGAGGATTCAAAATGAGCAGAATTGACCAAGCTAGAGGGCTAGCACATGATTTTGGATTCGATTGGCTGTTTGACTATGCTGATCTGGAAATGACCTCCTGCGATCTTCCCTACCATAACTGGTTCCATACTTGCTGCATGATTTGTAACTGCATCGAGGGAGCCCAATACTACAACCTTGATTTCCGTCAATGCCACTTAATTGGGGTTGCTGCTCTGTTCCATGACTTCAATCATTCCGGTGGGACCAAGACCGATCATCAGAACATCAATATCGCTGTGGCAAATCTAAGAGAGGCCGCTATAAATTACAATCCCATGGATCTTAATCAGATGGTTGAGACCATCAGAGTAACACAGTATCCTTTCATTCATACCCCAAAGACCATCGAGCAGAAGATCATCAGAGATGCTGATCTGATGCAGGTTCTTGAGCCTGAGTGGTATGAGCATGTGATCCTGGGGCTTCAGGCTGAGTTCAAGGCTGGGGGTAAGGACTACACCTTAGAGGAGATGCTACAGGGTCAGATGGTTTTCCTTCAAGAGCATATCCCCACAGGGCTATTTACCGACTGGGCGATTGGAAAGTTCATGTCCCCCTATGGTTGGGCCAATCCAGAGTATCAGAAGCGTAAGGATGAAATCTATGCGAGGATGAAGTGATTCGTCAGAACCATTGGGCCAAAATCACGGACAACCACTGGGTTCACCCGGATATTGGATTCGTGAAGTGTAATTGGGGACCATGGGAAGCACACCCTAAGGCTATTTTCGGGGAGGGTAAGTCCTTTGAAACCTTTGAAGAAGCCATCCGATATATGGAAAAGTTGATCAAGTAAAAGATTTTTGGTAGTAACCGGGCATACACCAAGTATATTAAACATGAGGGACAACCCCTCACACCAAGGAGCATCACATGACCCGTTTCATTCTCCGTCACATCAAGGTGATCGCGGTTCTCTGCGCCATCGCTGATGCCACCGTCTATCTCCACTTCGTTGTCAAGTACTGGTAAACATGGGTCTCTACATCAACCCTCCCCAGGAAAGCAAAGAAACTTTCCTGGACCAGTATGGGAGGATGATCACTCTTCGTGATTTCCAGTCCTTTGACTTGACCTCCAAGGAAGTTCCCGTATGTCTGGTGGACAACGGTCCCTTCACAGCAGCGGCAATCGCTTATAGTAAGATGGAGATCGCCGCCTTCACTGATCCCACCGATTATAGGCTCAAGGAATATTGGGCCGTGCCAGTCGAGTGCATCACTGAAGAATTGTCCGGGGTAAGCCCCGCAGAACTAGCGAAATACCAGAAGTACGCACGATAAAAAATAAAGTAAAACAAAATTCTGAAATTCTCAGTAACAGGTAAGGGAGCAAGACGCTCCAAAACAAACCCAAGAGGTCAACTTTCAATGCGCTATCCATTCTCACAGCAGATTACAGTCGAAGGCAATAAGCCCTCCGATCATCGTCTGTTCGTGCAAGGGTTTGCCCTCTCCGCTAGCAACACCGAGATGACTTAACCAAGAGACTCACACTCTTCCCTTCAAACCCCTGTGAGTGTAAAAACCACAGGGGTTTTCGGTTTCTAGGAACCAAATTCAGTTCTTTCACAATCAAATAAGGCTTTCAAATTATTCCGGTGTCGCATAACGGTATTGCACTTGCCTCTGGAGCAAGCGTCTTAACGACACTCTAGGTTCGAATCCTAGCACCGGATCAAATTCGAACTTTCCAATCCTTTAGTGGAGGTTCGAATGAACTGCGAAAAATGTAATACAGAACACACAGGAACTTATGGGTCTGGAAGATTTTGCTCTAAAGTTTGTGCTAGAGGTTTTAGCACAAGTGCAAAAAGAGATGAAATTAACAAAAAAGTTTCGAAAACCATGACCGGAGTTCCCTACTCTTCTCCTAGAGCTTACCCACCAAGGCCACCAGAAACCTATCAAAAAATGGCAGAAGCTCATAAACACACAATTGAATCTTTAATGGAAAGGGTGTTTATCTTAAATGGAATGACCTTCAAAAGACAGTACCTAGCAAGGGTCAGACCCATTGATAAGTGTGAAGAATGTGGTACAACCAACTGGAATGGCAAGCCACTCGTAATGCAGGTTGATCACATAAACGGCAACGATAGAGACAATCGTTTAGAGAATTTGAAAGTTTTATGCCCTAACTGTCACACTCAAACTGAGACATGGGGTTACAAGAACAAGAGTGAGTCAAGGCTAACTCTTTTGCAATTGACAACTAAATAATGAATGACATGAAAACCCAGCATCGTTTTAGGACGATGGCAACGGGTGGTTTTCTGGTAGCTTTTCCATAAGAATAAAGCCACCATCTTTACCGTCAACCAGTCTTGGTGGCGAAGGAGTCTGTAAAACTCCAGGCAATGTCAATAAGTCCACGGTGGGTTCGATCCCCTCTGACGGTACCAAAGATACTTCCAGCAACCCAAAAATTTCACTATTGGCTGTGAAAAGCAAAAGTATCTTGTTTTTAACCTTTTAAGTTTTCAACTTTCCAATTCTAAGAAAAGGATGAATATGCATCGTGGAGGTCATAAACAGTGGGCTCAAGGAAGGCAGGGTAGAGACAAAAACGGTCTTTCCTGGAAGGTCCAACGCAGATTGGCCTGGGAGCGAGACAATGAAACCTGCCAACATTGCAACGAAAAGAAAAGTAGAAGGCCAGATGTTCATCACATAGATCCCTGGATGAACTCACAATCACACGCTCTTGACAATTTAATTTGCCTGTGTCAAAAGTGTCACATGACCGAAGAAGCCAAAATTCAAGAAATATGGGGAGGTCAGTTTCTAGAGAAGAAGCCAGTTAGGTGTTCCCAATGTGGGAAAGGTAGTTATAAACTGAAGGGTCTAAGGCTTTGTAACAACTGTAAGCCAAAAAAGTCGAAGAAAGAAACAAAAGGACGCATTCGTTACAAAATAACGGATGATGAATTTTTCAAATTAGCTTTCCCGCTTCGAAATGAAGGAGCAACTTGTGAGGAGATCGGAGCCCTACTTGGATTAACCCGACAAGGAGTCGCCTATCGTTTTAGATCACACAAGTTAAAGGGGGAGTGGCAAGGTAAATAACTACGGAAGATCGGTGCAGTTGGAGTGGCACACATGCCTGGAAAGCATGGGCTGTAACAGGCTAGCAAGTTCGATTCTTGTATCTTCCGCCAGACCGCACAAGAGAGCCCCTTTCGTTAGGAGAGACAGGAAAGACTTAGCGGTGCTAAACAGGGTTCTAACCATGGCGGGGGTTAGACGCAAGCGAGGGACCATCAATCCTGAGGCCAAGACTAGGAGGTTGTGGTGAAAGAGAGCGAGGGAGGCTCCAATCTCTCTTAGCTGACCAGCACATAATAACCAGATCAAACCCACAATACGGTCTGGATTTTGCTTTCGTAACTTAATGGAGAGAGTAGCAGTCTTCGAAACTGTATCGTGAGAGTTCGACTCTCTCCGAAGGCACCAAAAAAACAAACAATAGCGGGTGGCTGGTTGGTCATCAGGGGGAGTCTCATAAGCTCTTTTAACTAGGTTCAAGTCCTAGATCCGCAACCAAGTTGGACACTTGAGTAGAGATGCTCAAGCGAATGTGATAGTAGAGGCAATCTAAAAGACGATCTACTGTCCAACCCAAATAAGGGAAAGCCGCCCTCAAACTAGGCTTGACAGCGGGAGAGACCGCATTATGGAGGATGAGCTAGTGTGGTCATTCCAGCGATTCCCTGAAAAGGAATAGAAATCGGTTCGATTCCGGTATCCTCCACCAATTCTTAAGAAATAAGTTCAATTCCAGTATCAGTAATAGAGGTCGTATAATGGATTGCCTACACTGTGGAACTCAGCTTATTTCAAAAGACAAGAGAACAAAATTTTGTAACCATAGCTGTGCAGCCTCCCACGCTAACAAAAATCGTGATTACAGTTGGGGTCAGAAAACTTCTAGATCCCTCTTAGCTCATCACGGAAACTCGGGTGCTGTCAAACTATGTAAGTTGTGCAACAAAGAGTTTGAAACAACCACTAATAGTGAAAAGGCGTTTTGTTCTACAGCCTGTTCAAAAAGTTCAGCGGCAAGTATAATGAACACTCTCCCTAAATCCCCGGCTACTAAAGCCAAAATGTCCTCAACTCGTAAACAAAGATTGGCTTCAGGGGCTATTAAAGTCACTGGAGGGGCAACAAAGTGGCACTCTTACAAGGATATTAGGGTTCAAGGATCTTACGAATTACGAGTCTGCCACTTACTTGATAGCTTAGTAGGGGTTACCATAAAGTCCTGGTCCTATGGAGATACAAGATTTTCATACAGAGCTACTGATGGGGGAATCCACACCTATATCGTAGATTTTAGAGTAGTCCCCATTGATGGAGAGCCTTATTTTGTAGAAGTAAAGGGGTTTCAAAAAGACAATGATCTTTTAAAATGGCAAGCCGTTAGGAATGCAGGGTTTACTCTAGAAGTCTGGTTTAAAAAAGACATAGAAGAAAAAGAACAACGCCCTTGTAGCTCATCTGGTAGAGCAATGGACTGAAAATCCATGTGTGGTTGGTTCAACTCCAATCAAGGGCACCAAGACTCTGACACAGCAATCCAAAATTCTCCTGTTAAGAGGGATGTCGTAGGTTCGAATCCTACCTTGGAGGCAACTCCTTGTAGTTCAGTTGGAAGAACACCATAAAAACAGAGTCTTGATATTATGTTCCTGTGGGCAAACTGGCAAAGTCGCTGCCTTGAGGTGGCAGAGTTTTCCGGGTTCGACTCCCGGCAGGAACACCAACGCAGATATACCCGAACTGGTATAGGGGCCATCCTGAGAAGGTGGTGGTTGAAAAATATCGTGGGGGTTCGACTCCCCCTATCTGCACCACAATCAAGGAGTTGACCGATTCGGTATAGGTGATGGTCTGTGATACCATTCAAACGGGTTCGAATCCCGTACTCCTGACCAATTGAAGGTAGGGAAAGTAAACGGAGAATGGAAACTCCACTAGACCGTTTAAAGAAAATGGCCTACGGGATTAGTGGACTGATACCTCACCGTGCCTTCAAATTATAATGGCCCTTTAGTATAAAGGAAGTAACCTCGCCCGATGAGCGATAGGTGGCGGTTCAAATCCGTCAAGGGCTACCAATAAAATTGTGGAAGAAACAAACTTTGCAATACAAAGTAAAGGAAAGTCACATGACTACTAGTAAAATTTGTTTACAGTGTAACCAAGAATTTTTAGCAGAAAAAAGAGAAGTCAACAGAGGTAGAGCAATATTTTGTGGAAGAAAATGCTTCTTTATCCATCGTAAGGCAAATAAAAAAGAAAAAGTGGCTAATTGTATTTGTGCATTGTGTAGCACGGTTTTTTACAGAAGTAACAGCAAGTTAGCAAATATAAATGGTCTTCAATTCTGCTCAAGAAAATGTAGTGATCTAGCAAAAGAGACAGAGAGAAGCCTCATTCTTCGTTCAGATAGCAGCGAAGGCTATCAAAGCTACAGAGATATAGCTAAAAGAAATCAAGAAATGGCTTGTAAGTTGTGTGGCTACTCAAAAATACCTGAAGTGCTACAGGTGCATC